GTTCGCCGCGTCCTCGTGCGCCATGTAGTAGAGCGTCTCCGCGTTCTGCCGGATCTCGCATTGCGCGTCCCCCTTCGGGCAAGCGGTGGTGTAGGCCACCGAGGAGACGGTGACGGGTCCGCAGCCCGCGACCAATAGAACCAGTGCCAGCCTCATTTTACCACCTCCCCAAATAGCGGCCCCAGAAATAGAGCGCGATCCCAGATATGACCATCACGGCCAAGATGACCCCCGCCCAGAGGAGGAACTCGAAGATCCCCTCGATCAGCTCCCGGCGTCGGTAGACCTGCTCGCGCTGCTTCTCCCGGACGCGCCGCTCGATGTTCATGAACTCCACCCAAGCGTCGTTGCCGTAGGTGTAGCTAATGAGCTGTCGCAGCTCCTTGCGTTGCTGCTCGCATTGCTTCTGGGCGGCGAAGATGTCGATCGCGCTTTGCTGGGAAGTGCTCCCGAATAGGGTCTTGAAGACCCCGGGCGGCTCGTTGGCGCGCTCCGCTGCATAGGCAATATCGGAGACCGCCTTGCCCCATTCGGAGAGCTGGGATGCCATGTCTTGGATCTCGCGCCCGGCGGCGATGCCCTGCTTGAGCATCGAGAAGGCTTTGCTTCCGATACTGAGGGCGATGCCTATGGACGCGGGATCGAACATTCACGAGCTCCAGACGGGAGGACTATTTGACCAGCCCTTGCAGAAGGCGATCGAGCTTGCGGTCGAGGTTGTCGATCCGGGCGATCAGCATGTTGACGCTCGCCTGAACGTCGGTCTTGGTCACATAGTCCCGCGCCGTCTCCTCGCGGGTCTTGTTCAGCAGGATCGAGATGCGTTGCAGCTCGGAGGCGTAGCCCTTTACGAGCCAGCCGACCCCGCCGATCGCGGCCGAGAGCACGAGGTTCCAGATCATCTCTTCGGACATCGCTTAGACCGCCGGGTAGGGATAAGCGGCCTTGATCTCGGCGACCTTGGCTTCCCACTGGGCGGTCGTCGCTTCGCCGCGCTGCGACATGAAGAAGAGCGGGTCGGCCTCTGCGATGTAAGCTGCCTTGCGGGCCGCTTCTTGCTCCTCGCGTGTGGGAACGGTAGCCGGAGGCGGAAGGAACTGCCCATCCTGATAAAGCCAGCCAATGGAGGTTTCGTCGGTCGGCTCAGGCCAATCGGCGCACCAATCTGGGATGTTCTCAGGATCGACCAAGATGAGGTTGGCGACCTTGCCGTCGATGATTTCAGCTTTTTTCATGTCGATCACCCGATTGTCCAGACGCGAACTTCGCCACGCGCACCTGCGCCGCCAGTGGTCGTGCCAGCACCGCCGCCCCCGCCGGGAGCCGTTCCAGCGCCCCCAGTTGTGGTATTCCCAGTTCCGCCGCTTCCGCCATACTTACTCACACCGCCAGCAGCAGACGAAGCGCTAGCACCCCCACCACCCCCACCACCGTAAGCAGTGGGAAGAGTGACTGTGGTGGCATTGCCTCCACCACTACCCCCACCTCCACCATACATATCGCCAAAAGCTGCTGGAAGAGCGCCGCCACTGTTATCAACACCACCCGGCGTGCCCCCACCAAAGTTAGTAACATCATTGGGAGCATCTGTTGCGCCGACCTTGTTATGCCCCCCTCCAAAACCACCATTTTTAGGATTACCGGAGTCTCCACCACCGCCGCCACCATAGGCAGTTATATAAGAGCCAAAGGTTGAGTTGCCACCTGCAACACCATCGTTGCCTGAAACAGTAGCGCCAGCTCCACCAAGACCTACGCCCACTGCCTCAGTGGCACCTAGCGCACTTGCCAAGAAGGTTTCAGTAGCATATCCACCACCACCGCCTCCACAGCTACCTGAGTCTCGGCTTCCACCACCACCAGCACCCCACATCTCCACGATAACCAGAGCGTTCGCAGAAAGTCCGCTGGGCTTGGTCCAAGTGCCTGCCGCCGTGAAGACTTGGTAGTCCGCTTCAATAGCGCCGCCCAATGCAGTCTGCACGAAGGCCGTCGTTGCTACCTGCGTCGTGTTCGTCCCTGCCGTCGCAGTTGCGGCAAGCACTTGACCAGCCGCGCCGTAGATCACCGCCTTGCTGTTGACAACCGTGCCAGCGACGGAACCGTCAAGGAGGTTGAGCTCGGCTGCGGTCGAGGTCACGCCGTCAAGGATGTTGAGCTCGGCCGTCGTCGCCGTGACGCCATCGAGGATGTTGAGCTCTGCGGCCGTCGACGTGACCGTCGTGTTCGCGATCGAGAGCGCGTCGACATCGACGACGCCGGTAGAGCGGATCCGCATCGCCTCGGTCGCCGCTGCGCCTGCCGCCATGACCTTGAACGAGAGATCGAAGTCCTCGGACCCGGCGGTCACGTCGGTCGTGACCGCCTCGATCCGCGCGCCGATCTCGAAATTGCTCGCGCTCGTCTCGACCGCGAAGAGAAGACCCGCGCCGATCCCTGCGGCTGGTGTCCCGGTGCTGCGGCTCTCGAGGCGCGCGACGTCGATCACGGTGTTCGTCGCGGCCGTCTCGGAATAGGTGTAGACGACCCCCGTCCCCTTAGCGGTGAGGAGGAGGTCGATGTTCGTGTCGCCTCCGACGGTCGAGATCGTCGGAGGTGTTCCGGTTGCGGAGTTCGATATCCCGATCTGGTTCACCGCGCTCGCGGTCGTCGTGAACGAGATCAGCTCGTTGTTGTTGCTGTCCGCGATCACCGGCGAGGCGATGTTGAACTGAACCCCGGTCGAGCGGATCGTGAAGATGTCGGCGCTCGCGATCAGGTGCCGGATCTGCCCGCTGGTCGTCGAGGTGATGTAGCTCGTCTCGGCCGGATCGACCGCGACGCGCGCGACGTTGTTCGTCGCGTCGATCACCGCGATGACGATCCATTGCGCGCCGTCATACATCTTGAGCTCGTAGTTCGCCGAGGTCGTGTCGGCCCAGAGCATCCCGGCCACGAGATAGCTCGGCGCGGTCGCGCCGGAATGGGTCGAGTGCAGCGCCGATCGCCACGAGTTCAGATCCGAGGCAAGCGCCGTCCCGCTTTTCGTGTTCGGGTCGATCGTGCCAAAGTCATATTGAGCCATTAGGTGCCCCTCTCTCTGCCGAAGCCGATAGCCTGATAGTCGAAGGTTCGACTGATCGCCGTCCCGGCGCTGTTGCGGAAGATAACATCGAAGCCGGTGCGCGTCTTGCCCGAAATCGCGTAATAATCGCCCGTCGCCATGTTCTGCGCGGCGATAGTAACCGATCGGAGCTCTTTGAACCACGGAGAAAAGACGACGGAATAAGTGCCCGCGCCGGAGACGAGGTCGTTCCCATAGTCCACGCGATCCGGCATGTCGATGACGGCGGTGAGCCCGCTAATGATCGGCGTGATCGTCGCGAAATTGCTCGTCAGCACGGCGCGGAATTTGAGGTGCCGCGCGGTGTAGTCCCCGACGACAAAGCGCCGCCACCCCTGATAAACCGGCGTCGCGCTGTCGACGATCGAATAGTTGACTTGCAGCTCGACCGAGATCTCGTCGCCGGTGTCGTCGCCTGCAAGATCCGCGATCCCCGCGAGGTTGACCCATGTCGCCATTGTCGAAAGCCCGCCGGAGCTCGAGACGACGGCGTCCACGGTGACGCGCGACGTGTAGACCTCGCCGAGATCCGTCGCGCCGAACTCGTAGTAACCGACCTCGGCATAGCCGATCTCCGGCGTGACACCGATCGTCGGAACCGACGCGAGCGTCGTCCACGTCGACATCAGGTTTCCGCTGCGGAGCTGGATCACCGCGCCGTTCCGGTCGACGTCGGTCTTCGTCCCGAGCCAGAGCGGCTCTTGCGTGAGCGTCGAGACGACGTTCTGCGCGGCCGGATCCTCGAGCGAGGCGTTGATGAACGTCGCGGACACTGAGCGGTTGCCCAGAACGTCGAGCGCCTTGATCGCGTAGGATCCCGAGCGGCTCGGCACGGTGAACGAGCGCGCCTCCCTCGGGAGCGCATCCGAGAGGACCGTCATCGTCGTCCATGAGGTGTTATTTTGGTCCGCCGAGTAGCGGATCTCGTAGCCGATCACGTCGACCGCGATAGACGGGTAGGTCCATTCGACGTAGGTGTGATCCCCGATCGTGTTGAGCGTGAAGGTGTCGACCTGCGGAGGCTTGGCGCTCGCGCCGATGACCGTGTGGTTCGAGATCTCGGCGAAGGCGCTCGTTGTCGCCTCGTCCGGCCCGATCGCGCGAACGCCGATGTCGTAGTTGATCCCGCTCTCGACCGGGAAGATCTGGACATAAGGGCTGTCGACCGCGCTGTAGGGCATATAGCTGAACGGATCGTTCGAGCCCGATCTGCGGAAACGAGCTTGGAAGAAGGCGGTCCGCGTGACGGTGCCGTCCTTGGTCTTCGCGTTCTTACCGGGCTGCACATAGAGGAAGATCGAGGGGACGACCGCGCCGCTCGAGGTGACTTGCAGCGCGAGCTCGTCCGAGACGACCTGCGAGATCGTCGGGATCGGCGGACCTATGAACGACGCCGAGACCGGCGCGGAGAGCGCGGTCGTGTAAGCCGGGATCGTGATCGCCGAGTTATAGATCGCGGGCGAGTAGGGGACGCAAGTCACCGCCGCGCCGAGGTCGTCGAGGTATTCGATCCCAGCGACCAGCACCTCGAGGCTCTCGAGGTTCTGCTCCCCGAACTGATAGAGATCCCCGACGTTGACGCCGGTCCCTCCGCTCGTCACGACGACGGTCGAGCTCGTGACGGTCGTCGCCGATGCTGCGACCGTCAGCGCGAGCGTCGCGCCGGTGGTCGTCACGCGGACGCGCAGGGTGTAGACCTTGCCCGCCTCGCGCGTCACCGGCTCGTCGAGGACGATCGTGTTCGTCGAGCGCGACATGACGCGCCCGGACATCTGCCCGATCCCGGGGACGTCGTGCGTGAGGCGGCATAGATCCCCGCGCAGCGCGACGAGGTGCTCGACGTCGATCTCGAAGGTGAAGATCTCCGGCCGGAGGCGCGCCGCCGCGATGTAGTGCCGCCCGAGCTTGTAGACGTTGTCCGGGTCGGTCTGGCCGGGGAGGTCGATCACTTGGAAGGTCGTCGCGTTCGCGGCGTTGAAGCCGTCGTCGTAGATGACGCGCTCGTCCTCGCGATAGTCCGCGTTCTTGTTGAAGAAGCGGATCCGGAGCGCGTCCGGGATCTCATTGTAGAGGATCCGTCCGGCGAAGTTGCGGGTGTTGCGCGGCGTGAAATGCTGGACGACGGTCGAGCGCGGCTGCTCGATGACGACGGTCCACTTGACGTCGATGTAAGCCGGGCTTGCCTTGCCCGCGTTCGCGACGTCTTGCAGGAGATCCCGGACCGAGAGCTGGAAGTCGACCACCTGATCGAAGGCGAGCCCGTTCGTCGCGCAGAAGGTGAACCACGCGCCGAGCGCCGCGTCGTTGACGTTCGCAGCCGCGACTGGCTTCTTGTTCGGCGCCCCGGTGAGGACGTAGCGGTAGATCGCGGCCGGGTTCGAGGTCGCGCTCGTCGCCGTCGTCCATGCCGAGCCGTTCCACGTCGGGATCTTGAGCGAGACGAGCGCGTTCAGTTGGTCGACGACGCCGTTTAGCTGGTCGGTCGCTTTGATCCGGAACGCGCTCTTCGCGATCCCTGAGAGGAGGACCGGCTGCGTGTTCGTGTTGAAGGAGCGCAGATCAGACCAATCGGCGCGGTCGAAGACGCGCTCGTTCGTGAGGTTCACCTCGGCGGCGAACCGCTTGATCTGGACCTCATACTGCCCCGAGGTGAGCGCCGTCTTGCGCTGCGAGACGCGCTTCACCTGCGCGGTGTCGTCGGTATAGGTTTCATCGAACCACGAGGTCCACGATCCCGCGCCGACAAGGCGATACTCTCCGACGATGCGCGCCGAGGTCGAGATCCGCTTCCCCTTATTGTTCGTCGTGAAGAGCCCGCTCGGGAAGGTGATCGTGATCCCGATCTCGGTCGTGTCGAGCGCGGTCGTGCGCGAGACATAAGCGTCGGTCAGCCGGATCGCGAGATCATCCTGCGAGACGTCCCCCGGGTAGAGCCCGAGCGTCGATGCGGTGCCGGTGAAGTCGTGCTCGACCTCGACGTCGGTGAAGTCCTCGATCGGCGTGTTCCCGATCTTGAGCTGCGAGACGTCGACCGGCCCATAGCCCCAGATCATGACGAAGCGCAGGAATTGATCGTTCCCGACGATCTCGGTGTAGGGTGCCGCGCCGTAAGGCGGGACCATGCGGTGCGTCCCGAGGACGACGGGCACGGTCTGGAAGGGCGTAAGGCTGTTGCGCGCCGCGCTGATCGCGTAGGTCGGGCTTTCGGACCGGTTCTGCACCGGGCGCGGACCGAAGAGCGCCGAGGCGGCGTAGGTGATCGCCATCGAGATCGCAGCACCGGCGACCGAGGCGGCGAACGTCCCGGCCGTGAGCCCGATCGCCGTCGTGATCGTCGGAGCGGCTGCGGTGGCGAGGATCGAGATGATCGAGACCGGATCCTGCGGAACGACGCGCAGGTAAACCGACGCGCCCGACTTCGGGCGGACCTTCGACCAGAGCTCGGGCTCGATGTAATCGCCGCCGAGGAAGGCGCTGATATGATCGCGCTCGAGCTCGTCCGGGACGAGCGCCGCGATCAGATCCGCGAGCGTGCCCACCGGCGCGATCCGGACGACGAGCCGGTCGCCCTGCGCGAGCGGGTTGAGGACGAGCGTGACCTCGATGTATTCGGCGAGCGCGCTCTCGATGTATGGGGTGAGATCATTCAAGGCGATAAGCTCCGATCACGCGCTGCAAGAAACGGTTGTCCCCCTTATAGCGCGAAATGCACGAGCCGACGACCTCTTCTGCATGAAGCACCAAGCCGGGCTCGGTGACGATCCCGCAGTGCGTCGGGCGCCGCTTGCCCCGGTGCATCCCCCACATATGCAGGACGTCTCCGGAGCGCGCCTCCTCGATCGGGATTGAGACGCCGGTCGAGGCGAAGTCGGCCACGGTCTCCGCGCCGCCCTCGATCTGCGTCTCGAGCTCGTTGTGGCGCGGGAGCCGGATCCCGAAGACCTCGCTGTAGACCATGCAAACGAGCCCCCAGCACGACGCGCCCTCGCGCGTCGATCCGTTCCACGCGAACGGGATCCCGACGTAGTTGTTCCACCAGTTAGAAGATGCCGGGGAACGTAGAAGGCGAGAAGGTTGCACTTGGGAAGGGCTCCGTGAGGAAGTTGTCGATCGTGAGGTCGATGTCCATCGCGTCGGCGTTATAGCTTACCGAAGCGGCCACCAGCCCGGAGATGCTTTGCAAGATCACAGTCGGCGCGCTCGCCTCGATGACCTTGAGCGAGAAGGAGACGCGCTCGCGCTGCCCGGCGAGCGTCCGCAGGATGTTGAGCTCGCTCGTGACATGCGAGAGCGTAAGCCTCGCCCGCACTTGCAGCTCGGGATCGTCGGGCGGGAGCGTGACCGCGAACGGGAAGGCGATATAGGTGTTCGCGCCGGAGACGACGTTCTCGGTATTGTTGACGAGGTAGAACGTCGAGACCGCGCTGTGCGAGATCTCGAGCAGCACCAAGAAGACGTTGGTCGTCGTCTGGGAGTTGACGGCCGTGATGACCGATGTCGGAAGCGTGCGCGGCATTAGGGGAGCACCTCGAGCGCAAGATCGACGCGCCACTGGGCGGTCCCGGCCGTGCCCCCGCCTGCGACCGCCGAGAGCGTCGGAGGCTGCACGAAGCGCGCCGAGACCGTCGAGAAATCCGAGGGGTCGATGAAGTCGAAGGCGTCGGTCCCCTCCGAGAGCGTCGTCTTGTAGAAGGTCTCGAACGTCGCGCGCTCGGTGCCGGTGAGGAGCATCGTCCCAGAGAGGAACCGCGCCGTCGCGGTGAACCGCTTGCGCTGCTTATAAGGCCCGGTGTCGGTCTGCGAGCGGATGAAGCCCTGCTGTCGCGTGTCCTGCACGCCGACCTCGAAGTATTGCGGAAGCGTCCCCGGCCATGTTGGCATGATTTAGCCCCTCTGCTGCAAGCGGTTCGAGAGCCCGAACGTGCTTCGGATCGCCCGATAGCTCGGCCCCCCGGACGTGATGTCCTGCGCGATCGCGCGCCCGATCTCGATGACGATGTTCCCGGCGCTGTCGCTCGAGGCGCTGGCCTCTTGCCCGCTGTAATTGTTGATCGTGACGCTCGGCGCGCCGCCACCGCTTGCGATGACGCCCAGCTTGCCGTCTGCGCCGCGCGAGAGCGGCATGATCGCTTCCGGCCCGGCCTCGCCCATGAGCCCGATCCCGTTGGCGAACGGGAAGACCGTCGGCCCGCCGACGACGCCGCCCTTGGCGAAGGCTGTGACGCCCCCAGCGTCGAAGACGTTGCCGTTGGCCGAGAAGATCCCCTTGATGCCCTCCGCGATCGGCCCCGCGAATTGCTGCGCGAACAGATCCTGCGCGACCTTGGCAAGGACGTTCGAGGCGAAGGAGAGGAGCGCGTCCCCGAGATCTGCGGTCCCCTTGAGGACGGACGCGAAGGCGCTGTTGAGCTCGTTTTCGATCGTGTCTGCGACCCCTGCCACCAGCTTCGTGAACGGGTCGAACTTAGCGTTCAGATCCTCGAGCGCGCGGCTGTAGACTTCGCCGTTGATCGCGCCGACCGCGAACAGCGCCTCGACCTTCTCGAGCTCTGCGGCGTAGCGTTCCGCCTCGGTGCGGGTGCTCTCGTAGAGACGCGCTGCCTCTCTCTCGACGTCGCTGATCGTCTTCGCTCCGCCCCTCATTGTCTCGTTGAGCTTGGCGGTCTCTGCGTTGAGCCGCGCCGTGGCCTCGGCGTCGGCGACGATCTGCCCTTGCAGCGCGGAGAACTGTCCGCGCAGGATTGCGTCCTGCGAGCCCCGCATCGCCCCGGCGGATCTGTTGAACTGCGCGGCCGCGAGCGCGCCCGCCTGCCCGACCGGGTCTCCGGCGAACTGCCGCCGGATCTGCGCGTCTTGAAGCGCGGCGGAGGCGTTCGCAGCCGCAGAAAGTGCGTTGCCCGCAGCTCGCCCGAGCTCGTCCGCGATCCGCGCCGCCTGATTGGCTGCGCCGCCCAGCGCGCCCTCGAGGTCGACGTTGTCGAGATCCTGCCCGGCCTTCGCAGCCTCGCGCAGCCTGAGCGCGGTCTGGATTGCGGATGCGACGAGATCCTCGTTCGCTCCGGTGGCGCGGGATAGCACGTCGGCGATTTTGGCGACCGCTGTCGCCTGATCCTCGAGCGTCGTCGCCGCCTCCGCCTCGCGGATCCCGGCTTGCAGCGCGAGGAAAGCGTTCTTTGTGAGCCCGAGCTCCTTGGCGAGATCCGCAGCCGCGCCGGTGCCGGTGATCTTAAAGATGTTCACCGCAGAGCTTGCGACCCGGTATTCGTCCGCGATCGCTTTGACGGCGTCGGCCGCTTGGTTCTGCGCGGCGAGCGCCTGCTGCTCCCGCATATTCCCGAGGAGCCTCACCAGCTCCGCGTCGATCATGCCATATTTATCGGCCAGCCCCTCGAGGCTCGCCATCTCCTGCGATAGATCTCGCATCGAGCCGATCGTGTCGGAGAGGTCGTCGAGCGTCTCTTGCAGCGTCTTAGCGTCTTCCGCCGTGCTCATAAGCATTGGCAAGAACGAGAGGAACGCGCCCGCCGCGACGCCTATGACGGCCCCGAGCGGACCAAAGCCCCCGACGAGCTGCGGAAGCTGCTGTCCGAGCGTGCGCGTCACCGGGACGCCCATCGATAGCTGGACGATGATGTCTTGAAGCTGGAAGCTCGCGTTCTGGATCGCCGACGAGTTTCGGCTAAACGCCTGCCCTAGCCCCTGCACCGCCCCTGTCATGGGGCGCGCGGTGCTTGCGACCTGCGTCTGGGCTGTCGCCGTGCGCCGGAGCTGGTCCTCGAGCGTGTCGGCCGCGCCCGCCGCGCCCTTTGCAGCGTTCTGGAACTGCCCGAGCTGCTGGGCCGACTGCGCCGCGCCCTTGGTTTGGACCTCGACGCCGAGATTGACTATGTCTGCCACTTCTTAGCCCTCTCTTGGTGCCATAGAGCGTCCAGTTCGGAGATCGCATCGACCTCGAGCGGCGTGAAGATCCGCCCCGTGAGCGAACTATACGCCAAGACCTCGGAAAAGGCTATCGGCGCGTCCGCCTGTCGAGCCCGGTGCAAGCGCAGGAAAACGCCCCAGAACTCGGTCAGCGTCTCCGGCAAGGGCGGGACGTCGAGCTCTGGTGGTCGGATCCCCGTCGCCTTCTCGGCCTGCTCGTAATGCTCGCGCAGCGTGATCCCGTCCTTGTCCTTCTGCGCGAGCAGAAAAACCGCCCCGGCGTGCGCGATCAGCTCCCCGAGGCTGCGCCGAAAAAATTGGCGCGGTCCGACGCCGCAGCGAAGACGTCATCGCGTAGCCACGACGGGAGCTTCCCGAAGATCTCGGGAGCGTCCTCGATCTTCGGGGTCTTGCCCCCGACTTCGATATGCCAGCGCGCCGTGATCCGGCCGAGGAACGCGATCAGCTTCTCGGTCGGATCGGCGAGATCGAGCCGAGCGACCTCGGCCAGAGCGTTGCGATATTGCCGGGTGTCGGATCCATAGAGCTCGATCCACTGAGGATCCCCGTCCGCGTGCGGGACGGGTTCCTTGGTGATCGGGTGCAGGATCTGATAGGTGTAGGTGTCGCGGAAGGTGAGGTCGTAGAGGTCCATGCGATGCCCTATTAGACGGTGCGGGTGACGCGGAGCTGCGTTCCCGTCACGCTGTCGCGCAAGGCGACGAACGGGATCGTGATGAGCCGAGATTGCGGGCTCGAGACCGGGACGGCCGCGCCGTTGATTTTGATCCGAGGCATGAGGAGCGTGTAATCCTTGCCAGCGACCCGATCGTTCATCACGATTTGAAGCGAGCTCTCGGTCTCGCCGAGGAACTTATCGATCAGTGCCTTGTCCTGATAGTAGACGGTCATCGTGCCCTCGAGCGTCGATTGGCCGAACTCCATCTGGGGGGTCGTCGTCGCGCCCAGCACGAAAGCCGGGTTCAGGTTATTGTTGAGCGTGAAATCGATCGAGTTGACATAGGCGATTGCGCTTCCGCCCTCGGTGATCGCGCCAGAGTAGCTGTCGAAGGGTTCGTTTCCGGAGGCGGCGGTCAAGCTCGCATCGAGCGCCGTCGTGCTCTGCGTCATATCCTTGCCGATGATCCCGAAGGTCGCGGTCGTCATCTGGTTCGGCGCGATCGAGATCTGCATGGTGTTAACCATGCAGCCAGTGAAGGCGCGATACTGCGTGATGTCGAGCGCGCCGTCCTCGAGAGTAAAGGACGAGACGGTCGTCCCGGTGTTCAGCACGTTCGAGCTGAACGACCCGAACAGCGCGTCCTCGAGGAGGAAGTCATAGTCCGCCGGACGCATCTCGACGACGATGTCGCCCGAGACGGTGCGCTGCCCGTGCCGATCGATCCGAGGCATACGGTCCGGAGTGATCTCGGCCGACTGAACGCGCGTCTTGGTGAGATCCACCGAGTGCGTGTTGAACGGAAGCGCGATCATCGCCGGGGTCGACGGTGTCGTTCCGAAGGTCACCTCTGGGATATAGGCGAGCTGCGTTCTGGAACCCTGTGCAAAAGGCATTTCTGAGCCCTCCTTTTATGAGCTGGTGTAGGTATACCACGAGATCGAGACGGTGACGATATACCACGGCGTATCGAGCACCGCGACCCCGCGTTCGGCATAGTTGAAGCGGACGGTCACGCCGCCCGAGGTTAGACCGGTGTCGACCGTGAACGCCGCGCGGATCGCGTCGGCCAGAGCGTCCGCTGCCGCCGGTCCTGCGCCCTCGGGGAGGTGCGCGGTCACGAGGAAGCTCCCGTCGTGCCGGATCTGCGGGCTCGGCCCGCGAACGGCCGGTCGGCTCGTCACCGGGACGAGCGCCATGCGGACCCAAGCGGTGTTGGTCGTCGGCGTGAAGCGGACGTTC